TGACATGGTTAATTGGGGCACACAGCAGAGTGCCCGCATGGACGCCCACAAGCTCCGCGGGGATTATGCCGTTGTGACAAAGAAGGTCCAATTCGATGAGGCAACGCTAAATGCAATCGTCAATGGACTGCCCGCCGGAATTGGCGAAGCAGTACGCGCAGAACTTGTTAAAGCTATTTCCAATAAGCGTGATTGAAAACGCCCTTGCGGAAACAGCCTCTTTCGAATCCTTCCAACAGGATCCTGCAGGTTTCTGTGAGCAGACGTTTGGCGAGTCCTATACCGACGACGTCAAGGCCATGATGGAGTCGGTCCGTGATAACGTAATCACGATCGCCAAATCAGCCAATGCAACCGGAAAAACCCACGGCGCAGCTCGGGTAGCGGTCTGGTTCGGAAAATGCTTCCCTAATTCCCAGGTCTACACAGCTGCAGCGCCCCCCGAAGATAATTTAAAGAAATTGCTTTGGGGTGAAATCGGCAGCCTCATTCAAAAGTTCCCCGATGTTTTCAAGGAATTCAAGCAAAACGTCCTGCACCTGGAGCGCAACCCCAGGAGTTTTATAACCGGAGTCACAATCCCAACGGCGGGTGATTCCGCAACCCGCCAGGCCAAATTTTCCGGAAAGCACGCCCCTTATCTTCTGTTTATCCTGGATGAAGGAGACGCAATCCCCGATGAAATCTACAAAGGCATTGAATCCTGCATGTCCGGTGGTCACATTAGGCTACTTGTCATGTTCAACCCCAGGGCCGAATCTGGACCTGTTTACCGTATGGAACGTGATGGCCTGGCCAATGTTGTCACCCTCTCAGCCTTCAATCACCCCAACGTCATTTCCGGGAACATTGTTATCCCCGGTGGCGCCGTCGATCGTGAGACCACTGTAAGGCGTATCAATCAGTGGTGCAGGCCCTTGAAACAGGGCGAGCCGGTCGACAATGAGAGTTTTGACCTGCCTGATTACCTGGTCGGAGCTCAGGCCCGTAGCCAAAAGGGTGTGCTCTATCCGCCCCTGCAGGCCGGTAAATACAAGATCGTGGATGCGGCTTTCAGTTACATGGTGCTGGGCCGTTATCCCGCGCAGGCCATCAACCAGCTTATCAGCCGCGAATGGACCGCAGCCGCCCGGGCCCGCTGGGATTTGTACGTTACAAAATTCGGACAGGTCCCGCCCAAGGACGTCCGCGGCATGATGGGTCTGGACCCTGCCGAAATGGGCGACGACATGACCGATTGCTGCTTCCGCTATGGCGGCTGGGTGGACGCCTTTGTTGAATGGGGCGGCGTCGACATGATGATGACAGGCGATAAGGGCTCTCAGGAGTACCACAAGCGCACGCTCTATGCCTGCGCGGTGGATGCCAACGGCGTCGGCGCCGGAGTGGCCCCGCACATGCGCAGGCTGCGTTGCAACGCCCACGGAATCAAAGTCCAGGAATCCCCCACGGAAACAACAGAGATAGGAGAGTTTGGAATCCTCCGCGATCAGCTTTGGTGGGCCTGCCGGGAATGGCTGAGGGTCGACACATCGGCCATGTTGCCGCCCGATGACATGCTTTTAGAGGAACTGCACACCGCGACGTACAGCACTGCGGGTCAAAAGGGCAAGATCAAGATAATGGACAAGGCCACGTTCAAGGAACTCTTGAAGCGCTCGCCCAACCGGGCAGATTCCTTGTGTATGACCTTTGCGCCCATCCCCCGCGAGCAACTGCCTTATACTGCAAAGCCCGTCAAGCAAGTGAGGTTCGCATGTTGAGCTACGGGAAATCTGTTCCGCAGGAAATAAAGGAAGGCGCTGAACACGTTGCAAAAGAAATAGCCGATTGGGTGGACTCCTGCATTGTTTTGGATTGTCTGCAATCCGCAGGCGCAAAGCTCGACCAGGGTCCGGTCCCGTTGATGGGCCGGTATTTCTATAATCCGCTTACCGACAAAGTGGAGGCAGTATAAATGCCTGTACTCGGACAATCAGGAAGAGTCAACGCGCAGCCAGCACCCCTCGTCCAGACCGGCCGTAGCTATGAAAACCGGCCCATGGTCCGCAGGATCACCAACGAGGAAATAGAAAAACAACAGCAGCTCGCCGCGCAAAAGCAGTTCGAGACTACACAGAATCAGGCAGTTGTCTCCCAGCTGGGCTCCCGGATCAGATCCTCGTTCTCGATCGCCGTTATGGCCAAGTCTACGGTCATGCAGCGCATGTTGCAGTGCCTCAGGCAGCGTGACGGCATTTACGAGGCCGATGTTCAGCAGCTTATCAAGCAATCAAACGGCACCAACATCTACATGATGATCACCGACGTGAAGTGCCGGGCCCTTGAGAGTTGGCTCAAAGACATCATGCTGCCCGCCGGCGAGAAGCCGTACTCTACCGAGCCTACTCCCGTTCCCGATATCCCCCCGCAGATAATCGAGAAGGCCCGTAACGCCTTTGCTCAGGACTTCATCACCCGGGCCGCGCAACAGGCCTTCGCTCAGGGAGTTCCGCCCGAGCAGTTCAACCCCCAGACCATGATTAACCCGGACGAATTCCGGGAAGCGGCCGAGAAATTCAAGTCTGATCTCCTGAAAACGATCAAAGAGCAGGCCAAGCAGGACGCCGATAATCTGGAAGAATACATCCACGATGAGCTGGTAGAAGGCAAATGGTATGACGCCCTGGGCGAATTCATTGAGGATTTCGCCACCTACCCGACAGCCTTCCTGGAAGGGCCCCTGTACCGCAAGCGGGCCGTGCTCTCTTGGGTGCCAGTTCAGGGAACCATGCTCTCAAGGGTGACAGTCGTTGATAAGATCGTGAAGGAATACGATCGAGTCGACCCTTACGACGTCTATCCGGCGCCGGGTGCCAAGACAATCCAGGATGGCGATTTGTGTATCCGCAAGCGCTTCACGCGGCGGGACCTGAACGCCATGCGCGGGGTCGATGGCTACGATGAGAACGCCATCAATCAGGTCCTGGAGAAATACAAGAACGGCTACAAGGAATACATAGCCTATGATACCGATATTTCGGACCTGCACGACCGGCCGCAGGAGTCCATGGACCCGGAAGGGCACATCGACGGAATCAAGTTCTTTGGCTCGGTCCAGGGCTTTGAACTCCGCGAGTGGGGCATGAGCGCTGAGCAGGTACCCGATCCTTACCGCGAATATCCCATAATTGCGCACATGGTCGGCTCTTACGTGATCGGGGCCCGCTTGAATCCGCACCCCCTGGGGCGGCGCAACCTGTACTCCGCCAGTTTCCGGCATAAGAACGGCAGCATTTGGGGCAAGGCACTCCCCGAGGTCATGCGCGACGTGCAGAATATCTGCAACGCCTCGGCCCGCTCTATCTGCAATAACGCCGCTATCGCCTCCGGCCCGCAGGTATGGCAGCTGGTCGACCTGATCCCGGCCGAAGAGGACCGCACGAACGTCTATCCCTGGAAGATTTGGTCGTTCAGTTCAGAGAAACTCAAGAGCGCGGCACAGGCACCCATGGGATTCTGGCAGCCTGAACTGATAGTCGACAAGCTTCTGACCATTTACAAGTATTTCTTCGACCAGGGCAGCGAAGTAACCGGAATCCCCGCTTACATCTACGGCAATGAAAAGATCGGCGGGGCCGGTGCTACGGCTTCCGGGCTCTCCATGCTGATGAACGCCGCGGCCAAGGGCCTGAGAAACGCCGCTTCGAACATCGACAAGGGCGTTATCTCTCCCTCGGTAGAAGAACACTGGCTCACGATCATGCTCACCCGGCCGGACCTTGCTAAGGGCGATTGCCGCATTATAGCCCGGGCGTCCGATTACCTGGTCCAGCAGGAACAGTTGCAGATGCGCCGCAACGAATTCCTCACCGCGACAAACAACCCGCTCGACGCGCAGATCACCGGCATTGACGGCAGGATGGAAATCCTCAGGGAGAGCGCGAAGGGCCTCAAGATGGACCCGGACAAGATCATTCCCAAACGCGAGGACATGATCGCCAACCTGGTCCAGCAGCAGATTCAGCAGATTATAGCCAAGCTATCCCAGGCGTTGCAGTTGCCGCCTGAACAGATAATGGCGCTGTTGCAGGCGCCCGCCCCCGGAGCGGGTCAGCGGCCAGTAGCCAAATCCCAAGAACTCGGTCCGGACAATCAGCCCATGGGCGGCGAGATGGTCCGGCCACAAGCTAGGGCCGAAGGCGGACCGGTAGAAGCAGGCAAACCTTATGTCGTTGGCGAGCGGGGGCCTGAGGTTATAATTCCAAAACAAGACGGAACGGTGATTCCCAACCAGGGCGTCGACCCGAATAAGGTCCTTGATTCTGTTTTAACCGAGTATCCCGGATTGCAGACAGTCCATAGCCCCGAAAAGACAATCGCTGTTTTTGCCTCTCCCGAGAGATTGCAGGCCGCGACAGAGGCTTCGAAGTCCTGGTCTGATAAGGGACCTGGATTCTTGGAATACTGGCCGGCAGACGAAACCGGACCGCCTGGACTTCCGCATCCGACCCGCGGCGGCAAAAATGTTCTGGAAATATACAGCGGTGAACTCCGGGATCCTGAGAAGTTAAGGCCAATGATCATGGGCGATTTACTGCATGGCATGAAGAATGATCCGGAGTTTGCCAAGCTACGCGAGGAATTTTCCCAGCACTATTCCAAGAAAGCCCAGCAGCTAATCGAAAAGAGAAAGGGACAGGGGGATTTCTATTCGTCCGACAGTACGGTCGATGCGTTCATCCGGGGCGGAATTGTTCCGTACAAGGGCGGGAATTGGATTCAGAAAGATGAAACCCTTTACTCTCCGAAGCAGAAAGAAATTTTAGGCGTGATTCATAGGTATCTAAAAACCGGAAAAACGACTGATCAATAGGAGGTTATTGATTATGGAAACACAGGCAACAGAGAATGGAGTAATGAACCGGGTTCTCCCGGTTTACAAGTGCCACAAGGAAGTAGGGGCGGCAAAGATTCTCAGGATAGAGCGGGGTTTCATGGATTACAGACTAAGAGAAGCTGTCCGGCTTGTCCTGATCAACCCGGAAATGGTCAGCGGCAAGGGCTGGGTCGTTGAAGTTTCCGAAGAATACATGGACAAACACAAGCCCGAAGTCGGCGGCTATTTTGTTCGCTACGCCGACGGGTATCAGAGTTATTCGCCCGCGCAGGCCTTTGAGGAAGGGTACACGCTGAAAGGAAGCCGCGAGGATTTTCAGAGGGGTGAATCAGGACCGCGAACTGCAACCGATATGGCCATGGAGCAGACCGACAGGGAGATCAGGGAGCGAACGCTAGGAAGTCTGAGGGCCGATCCCCACGAAGGAATCAAACCCTGGAAAGTCTGGTTGGCAGATGGCAGGCCTCCCCTTGGCGTCATGCCGGAAAACCTCTGGATGGAACTCCGCATTATCGAACTCGCGCAGGCTATCCAGGAGCAGGTTTACCATAACCACATGAGCGTCGTGAACGGCAGAAAGTCCACGCTCAACCTGCCGCTCCTGCTTTCCTGGTCCATGGAAATGTACCGGAACCTGCGCCGGCTGGAAATAGCTCAGACGCAAGATGCCAAAACTGCCGAACAGAGGGCGGCAGAAAAAACGGCGGAGAGATTTATCGGCGAGGCACCGGCCCCAGGGGCATGCTCCCCTGATTTGGGGGCGGCTGGCAGTCCCGGGCGGCCGTGGGAAGATCGTCCTAAGTCGTCCGGACATCTTAAGGGGTGGTAGCCATGAAACTGATCGAGAGTCTAGGAGCAAGACTGCACCATTCCGGACTGTATTGGGTCAGTTTTGGGCTTTTTGAGTGCGAGCATTGCGGGTCTATCGTGGAAAGAAGGTTGTGTGCAGGGAAAGAAAGCAAATCTTGTGGTTGCCAACAACATGCAGCCCGCAAGCACGGCATGAGCGGTACGCCTCTGTATGCGCTTTGGAACCACATAAGACAAAGATGCTCAAATCCGAAAGTGGATGGCTTTCACCGCTATGGTGGACGCGGAATTTCTGTCTGTAAGGAATGGGAAGATTTCAATATCTTTAAAAATTGGGCTCTTGGCAATGGTTACAAAAAGGGTCTGGAAATAGACAGGATAAACAATGACGGAAATTATGAACCCGGAAACTGCCGTTTTGTAACAAAGCCTGTAAACACCAGAAATTCCAGCAAAGCCAAGCTCACAGAGGAAATTGTCTCCCAAATCAGGGCGCATTACGAGCAGACAAAAGACAGATTCAAGGATATCGGCCAGCTTTTTGGGGTCAGCCCCACAACAGTTTGGCGAATAGTCAATAATCTGTCGTGGAGGTAGCCATGGAAGAACACGAACATAAAAAGACTTATGCCGACGATCTCACATTAGACGAGATCCGGGACAACGATATCGAGATGGTCCGGGACGCCATCAAGAACGCGAACCGCTATCACTTCGGCCGCGACATGCAGAAGGCCGCTCTTTTTGTCAGGGATTGCATGGACCGGACCCTGAAACGCTTGGGTATCAAGGTCCAGTTGCCCGCGTCCCGCACCAAGGAGGCCTTAGCCGAATACGCCAAGAGGCTCGACAAGGAAATGCACGATAAGCAGGTCAAGATTGAGACCAGGCGCAACTATACCGGAAACGATCAATGGCGCTGCGGTGTTTATATCTACCAGCGCGACGAACTGGTTGCCTTTATCTCGGATATTTTCACCACGCGCCGGACGGAGTTCAACAAGGAGACCCTGAAGATCACCGGGGAATCAGTCGGGATTGTCGTTATTACCAACGCCCGGACCGATGACACAAAGAGGATATTCCTGATGCCGGCGAACGCGCTTAATAATCTGAAACCGGTTGGGGGTGTGCAATGACCGTAATCGCATGGGATGGCAAAACACTCGCGGCAGATCGCAAGGCCTGTTTTGGGGATACGGAATATGCAACACAGAAATTATGGCCTCTTGCCGATGGCGGGGCGTTGGCCTTTTGTGGAGACCTTGATTGCGGGATGTCTATGAAGCGCTGGCATGAGGAAGGCGCAGATATATTAAAGTGGCCTGAATTTCAAAAGAGCGAAAGATGGGCCATGCTTATTATCGCGCGTCCAGGACAGCCGGTGATCATTTACGAGAAGTTGCCAGAGGCATTTTCTTATCTTGATCCGATCCAGGCATGGGGCTCCGGCCGGGAAGTTGCCCTTGGCGCTATGGCTATGGGAGCCGACGCAATCCAGGCCGTTGAGGTCGCGTCTCGGTTTATCCACAACTGCGGCCGCGGCCATGACTTTATAGTGGTGAATAAATGATCGAAGTCCCAAACAGCGACCAGAACCAGGCATTGAGCATCTTCCTGTCCATCCACCGGTTTTCGCAGGCGAGCGAGCTTCAGGGGATGCGCGAATGGCTGAAATCCGAACTGTCCCGGCTCGATAAGGCAAACAGGCGGGACCTGGAACCGGCCGTATTCCATCAACGGCAGGGGGCCTGCCAGGTTATCGAGAAACTCTTGGAGTTAGCGGAAACCGCCGGGGATAAGGCGGACCAAATAAGAGGAAATCAACGCAATAAAGGAGCGCAGCCATGAAAAAATTCAGTGTTTTCAGTAAATTGTTTGTTGCATTTATCCTGGTCATGTTCGCCGTTTCTGCCGTATTCGCGGCGCGGTATGAGGATCTTAACGTCACCAAACTCCGGATAGGCGGCGCGGAAGTGACCGCCACCGCCGCAGAGATCAATAAGCTCGACGGCCTGACCGGCGACGTCCTGGACTCTACGAACACCAAGACAGTGAGCGGTAAGACTATCTCCGGCCTGACCGTTACCATTTCCGCCGCCAACGGCTTTGCCTCAGTCCAGGATTGGGTGCTTTCGGCAGTCGAAATGCTGAAAACACTCCTGATTGCAGAAAGCGGCAGTTCCGGGTCCAGCCTTAATATTATTGCGGTTGGTGGCACGGCTGGCCGGGTTCATATTGTCAGGAACGCCACAACGAACAGCACCGTGACCATTAAGGAAAGTGGAAAGACCGGTGTTTCCATTGCGGTCGGCAAAACGGCTGTCGTTATGCACAACGGGACCGACTACGTCAGGATAACCGCGGATGCAACTCATTAACAAGATAGCGGGGGCCTTCGGTAACCGCTATTTCCCTGAAAAGACAGCGGTGGCCTCTATGGCCCTGGTCCTCTTTTGGATATGGGGACCCACGCTTTTCTACGGCCATACCTTCGCCCTGGTGATAGGCGCCGTCCTTCTGACGTTCCTCTCG